CCCTTATATTTACCGAAAGTAAACGTGTTTTTTTCTGGAATATTAACAGGGTTACTTTTTTTATTTGCGTTGATGAATTCTAAGATAGATGACATTTTTATAATATAACAAATATTATAAAATTGTTTAAACGAACGCGGCTTAAAAGGAATTAATGTATGTGTATAATATATACAATGACTGCTGAAACAAAAAATTGTAATAAATGTTTGGTTACTTTTCCAAATACTTTAGAATACTTTTACAAGGGGAAAAAGATGCTACGTGCTTATTGTAAAAAATGCTGTTCCAAGCAGTCTATGGCGAACCCTAATCACGCAATTAAAAGTCTTGAATATTATTATAATCATCAAGAAGAAAGACAAATTTATAATATGAAAAAATACATTAAACATAAAACTGGTGTTGAATTATGCTATTGAATTGAAAAATGGAATTTTTTAATTATTGTTTATAATTAAAAAATGGTATAAAGGGAACAAACAAATCGTATATAATAATATTCGTATATTATATAGAATTTAAAATGTCAGGTAATAATAATATGTTTATTAAGACTGTAAATAAATACGATACTGAATGGTATTATAAAAATTCTTCGACGACTGACAAACCAAGTGAAGTTGCTATGGTAAATGCCAAGAAGAACAACAAAAAAATAATGGTTAGTAGGGAAATAGAAAATAATCGTCTATACGCATCGTATGCTTCCTCTACTGACGTTGTGAAAGTCATCAAGCAATATGGAAACATTCATCTATATGAGATGATAACCGAAGAACAACCAATCCATTTGTTCTTTGATATAGAATTTCCAGAAAATCAGTTACCAGTTGAAGATACTTTGAACTCTATCGTCAGTTTTTCTCGTCTGGTTCTCGCAGAATTCAATAATACTTTTGATAATGATGACGTTTATTTATCAGGAAGTATTGGAAACGGAAAGATTGAAAATGTAGATGTTACAAAAGCATCATATCATATTGTAATTAAGTGTCAAGAAAGTTTTAAAAATATGAAAGAATTGAAGACTTTTATGAATTATTTTAAATACCGCATTGATACAGAAAGACCAGCTCATTTCTTCTATATTTTAAAAGACGTTGAAAAAAGAGTTGTTGATTTTCAAGTTTATGGTAAAAATCAAAATATGAAGTTCCCCAATCAATCTAAACACGGCTCAACCAGAGTTCAAAAAATAGTAGATACCTATACCGCTGTTTGTAATCACTTTTGTGGAAACTATGATGACGATGACCTTATCCAGTTTTTTGATATTTCAAAACTCCCAGAATATCAAACATCGCAAAAAATCACCGTGCCTAAAAGTGGAAGTAAGGATTATGTAGCATCTGGAAATATTCATACTGACTTTGTGGAAAGAGAATGTGTTCCAGACGGAGAAGAAAGTTTTGAATTAGATTATATTGTTGCTTCGATTGATAATACCGACCAAGATTATAATGTATGGTTCGGTATAGCCTGTGCTATCAAGAACTGTAACCATAAAAATGGACTTAAGATTTTCTTAAAATGGGCTTCAAAATCCTCAAAGTATGATGAAAACGAATGTGTTAAAGTATGGGATAGAATTCAGGTTAGACAGAAAGGATATAATCAAGGAACATTAATGCTTCTTGCTAAGAGGTGTAATATAAAACTACACGAAAAAAAAGATGTATATTTAAACCAACTTGTAACTACCGATATTCAGTTTAATCTTGAGACATACAACGAAAGATGGCAACGCCCGTATGACCTTGATACATACAAAACCATTATCGTTCAGTCTCCTATGGGGACTGGGAAAACAACGCAAATATGCGAAACAATAAAAAAAGTAGTTGCTAATAATGAAGAGATACGTATTATTGTATTTGCTCCAAGACGGTGTTTTGCCAAAAGTATCACTGCTGAGATTACCAGAAAGTCAGGGGTTGAATTCACCTGTTATTTAGATGTTGAAAAAAAGACTGATATTTCCAAATATCAGTTTATGGTGTGTCAAATGGAAAGCCTACATTATTTGAAGGGTAATTATGATATGGTAATAGCCGATGAAATAACAAGTTGCTTAACTCAGTTTTCTTCAGTTGAAACAATGAAAAAAAAGATACAAATAGTGGCTACATCATTTGAGAGTATCTGGAGAAATGCCGAATACAAAATTGTATGTGATGCTTTCATCAATCCAAAAGTAATTAAATTCATTGAATACTTTGAATATGTTAAGTCGCCACAAACTATCGAGAGTTGTTTTATTGGACATAGCCCTTACAAAAATGTTTTATTTATGAAAAATGAATATATTCCAGAAATAAGGAGATGTGTAGAATTGAGACGATACAAGGAATTTGACAATACGATAGACCTGCTCCAAAACCAACTATTAGCATCATTAAGAAACGGCAAGAAGTGTGTATTTGTAACAGCCAGTAAAGCAAGAGGCGAAGAATATTTACAATTAATTATTAAAGAACTGCCTGATATTAAATATAAGTTTTATAATGCCAATAATAAGCGAGACGGAGATGACTTATTGAATGTGAAAGAAAAATGGATTGAGTTAGATTTCCTTTTATATACAAGTAGTATTACGGTAGGCGTTAATTTTGATGTTTTACACTTTGATGAATTGTATATGTATTCTTCATGTAAAAGTAGTATTGTGAGGGACAACTTCCAGTCGTCTATGAGGTGCCGCCATATTAGGGACGATATTATGTATTATCAACTATTTGATAACCCATTTGGAATAGAGGCTGACATTGTTGATAGTTTTGACAAAGTAAAAGCAATTGTTGAAACAAAGAGTAGAAAAGAGATTGAACTTGAAAATATATTAATGGGTGAAGAAAGCGATGCTAAATTGGTAAGATGGAAAGAAATGCCGAAATGGTTATTAAACGTTCATCTACATAATACTTATGAACGTAATATTTCTATTCTACACCACCGTGAATTATTCAACTACTACCTATCACAATGTAATTATAAAAGTTTTGATATACCAGTTATTGAAGAAACGCCAGCTGAGTTATTACCTATTAAGTTTATGAAATATAATGATATTCATTATACCATTGTTAATGTTGCGTATCTGGAGCAAAAAGTAGTCAATGATAGAGGTAGTTTTACAGAACTGGAAAAAATACAATATCAAAAGATTATGTTTGATAAACAAATTAATGATAGTGCCGATAGAGGCGACTTATATGACTACTTCTTTGACCCTGTGAAGTATAATAAGAACAAGTATTTTAACTGTTTAATTGAAAAAAGGTATGATTTAGTCAAACTTGCCAATAAAGAAAGAGACGAAAGCGTCTTCAAGGAAATATCACAGAAGAAGACCCAAAAATTGCGGTGTATTCAAGAACTGTTACAAATACTTAATATTACCAAATCTACCGCTGTTGTATCCTTCCCACAAGACTTCATATTAAGCAAATATGATAGTATTATGAGTAAGAGGAGTGATTGGTTTTTGGCATTTGGATTGAGAGACCGGAAAGAGGACAGTAAAAAGAAACCTACAAAGATACGAGAGGTTACGGGTGTTATTAATACGGTATTGGGAAAGTGGAGTGGATCAGAGTTGAAGATGGGAAAACGAGAAAGGAAACGGGTGAATGGTAAGGAGACTAATATTTCGAAATATACCATCATTCCACCATTAAATCTTGACATTATCGGAATGTTCCAGAATTAAGGGTAGTTGTAAGTTGTAATATGTAGTTTATGGGGTAAAAAGGGGTTGAGGCTCGAGAGGTAAAGCACTCCTCCTTAATTCTGCCTTTCGATCCTCACGCCCATTAATGATATAAAATAATAAACAATACCCCTAAAATAACAACAGTACCCATAAATAACAAACAAGCCTAAAAATAATAAAAACTATCCATAAATAACAAACCTGAAGCGTAATCTTACGCTTTAGGTTTTGTCCAAGATTGGACAAAACCCTAACTTTTTGCGTTTTATATATAATTATAAAAAGAATTATATATAATATATCATGAAGATTTGCCATAAATGTTTCCAGTTAGAACACACCCATAAATGTCACTTGATTAGTCACCCAACAATATCAATAAAATTAGATACACACGTCCCATATTCTGTAATCCTTGCAATATTAGAAGAATCAGGAATAAAACCAATTCAAAGTTCTTATCAACCACATTTAAATGAAGAGGTAGAAAAAAAAACGTAAATAAATCCACTTTAACAAATTATTTAATAACAATTAACAATTTGTTAACAATTGTTAAAAAAGATGTTATAGCCTTTGATTATATTCCAGACAGTAAAGCGACAATACCTTCAATAGTATTACATATTGTAATTAACAATATATTAAATGTACCTAAAAATGAAATGCCAATAATTTTACCAATATTACAATATTTAGGTGTGAGATTTTATGATAGTATAACCAGTCGTGATATATTTTATACAAAAATTAGAAAGCCAATTCTTGTAAAATATGGTAAAACTTCAACAGAATATAAACAATCTTTAGATTTAATGAAAATCACTAAACAGCAACGAGTACAATTAAATGAAGATTATAGACAACAAATAAAAGATAAGAACAAAGCACCCGAAATATTTTATACTCAAGATATTTTAACAATTATTGAAAAATGTAAATATGACGAACACTGGGCTATTGTAACAATTGGTTTAATGTTAAGTTATGGTGGGAGATTAAGTGAAATCTTATATAAAAATGAATTTGATATTCAAAGTAATAATATTATTGTTAAAAACATCGGTAAAAAGCGAGAGGATAAAAAAGATATTATATGCATAAGACCTGTTATTGGATATACCCCCGAAGAATTTATATATAATGTTAAAGAATTAAGAAATAGTTTAAGTAATGTTTTAATAACCGAAGGAAACGATAAAGGGCAATTAAAAAAAAAATATTCAAAGACAATTAAAGAAAAAATGTATGAATTGTTTAATAAGAATTATAACCCATCATTATGTAGAAAATTATACGGAAACTTATCATATCTGTTATATGGAAACAATCAAAACTTAAATGTTTGGTTATCTGAGGTATTAGGTCACGATAAAAATGATTTAATAACATCATTTAGTTACTCAACAATATGCGTCCATAATAGAGTATAATAATAATTCTTATTAAAATGAAGAAAATGCTATTTATTATGCAGAAATTAGATGAAGGCTATACTGTTAAAAAAAAAGACCATAATACATATATATTCACAACAAATAATAAAGTTATTTTAAAAGATTTTTTTGAAACGCTATATTATAATAACAAAAATGAGTTTCGGTTCGGGAATGTCGAGACAGCAACAAGAACGGCAATCACAACTGAAACCACCGCCAGAAGCTCCAATGGAGAGAACCGATGAAATAGGAAGCATTGTAGAAGCAATAAAAAACCCCTGGTCTATAATTACAGGTGATACCAAAAATAATAGATTATTGACATATTATACTCAATTGAGAGAACAAAACAATAGATTATATGATAAAATTCAATTTTCAACAAGTCCTTCAAAAACAAATGCGGATATGGAAAAATTAGGATTTAAAAAATATTATTTTACAGTAGCTGGAGGAGTTGGAGGTGGAATGTTACCTGAATTTCCACTTCCAATACCATTATTGAATCCACCACCAATATTACCAAGTGATCAAGAATTACAAGAAATCAGAAATCAAATATCACGGATGGAACAATATATAAATGACGAAATACAAAAATTACCAGATACAACACCAACACCAACACCAATAACAACAGAACCACAAAGCGCCGAGTATTTTTTTTCAAAATCGAGAATTGATGAAATTTTAAAAAATCCAAATTCTACAACTGCTGATCTAAATGCTGCAATAGAATTATTTAATAATATAGAAGATTTAGAAAATATTAAAATACGAACAACCCCAGTCCCAACTGTCCAAACTGGAACATCTGTCCCAACACGACAAATTACACCAGAAGATTATTCAGACTATAAAAATCCAAATTCATCAAGTTCATCAAGTTCATCAAGTTCAGTATCAATGACCATGACACCAACACCATTAATACGAAAACCTCCAACCTTTCTTCAAACTACAATAAACCCACTCGAATATAAACAAGTTCTTCAATTATCAACAAAAAAAAACAAAAATAAAAAAGGCGTTAATATTACAGTTTTAAAAAGAATTCTTCAACGATTGATAGCCGATCAAAGAGGATTGATTCCATTATTAATTGATGATTTACAAAGTGTAATAAATCAACCAGCATTTAGCACGATGAATCAACCAAACCCAACAAAAAAAGCATTAGTAAAACAAAAAACAAGTAATTCAAAAATAAAAACAGCCATTATTGATAGAGTTTTAGCTTTTAATGAAGAACTTCAACAAACAATTTTAAATATAATTACTTTCTATTATTCAAATACAGTAGACGATTTTACAACTGATAATGTTATTGATGAAATTATGAATACGACAGATATGGTTAATTTATCAAAATTTTATAAAGCTTTGTTAAAAGCTATTAAAGATTCTATTAAAAAGTTAAATTATCCAGAATGGTTTTATAATTTGTTTCAACCGATACCAATCGATTTAGTTATCGAAGATGTCCCTATGGCTCCTTCAATAAGGGATAGCTACAACTCATTATTACCTATATTGATTCAACCAATGTTAAAAATAGGTATGTCTCCAACAACAGCTCAAGAATTAGCTTTAAAAATTATTGAAAGTAAAGCACTCCAAGAATTAACATATATTTATGAAAATGCAGATTGGCAGGGCACCATAGATCAATTAATAAAAAAAACTATTGAAGATGTTAATGATGCTATTGACAAAGAGAGTGCAGGTTTTAAATTAAACCCTGTTCTACTGTTTGAATTAATGTATGAAATTTCAAAAGAAATAAAAAAACAACTTCCAAAATCATATATTGCTAAATTAATAGGAGTTGTAGATTTAACACAACAGATAATAACGGAAACGCCAATTCAAGATTTAGAAATAAAATTACCAAGCTTAACAGTTGAAGAATTTCAAGAAGTATTACAAGAAGATAAAAAAAATGATTTTGTTAATATTGGTGGAAAAATTAGAATAAAAGTTAGAAATCTTGATAGAATTAACATACCACCAATTATTACCAATTTTATGAATAAAATAAAAATAGGAAAGAAGAAACGAACAATAGATTATGATTTTATAATGCATTTTGACGATCCAGATGAACCATCTCAAAATGACGATCCAGAAGATCCAGATGATGACCCAGATTATGGAGATTATGGAGATGATCCAGATGACCCAGATGAGCCAGACCAAGATGTTGTTTTTGATATATTTTATAGAGGACAAAATAGAACCATAAAATTAAAAACTTTAATATTGGCTTTATTAGGGATTGGCACGACTATTACAACCATTTATAAAGTTATTAAACGCATATTAAAAATGGAAGAACATAATATAATTGAAGATTATAAAAATAGTGATAATATAGAAGAAACAATGCCCGATCTTGATAGATATAAACTCGCATATTTACAAGTAGCTCAAGCTTATTTAAAAGCCCAAGAAGATGGAAAAGATGAAGCAACTTTACAAAAATATAGAAATCAACTGCTTGAACTAAAAACTATAATTGATAAAATCACACAAAACTCACCAGTTCCTATATCCGACATAAAAACACCAGATATGACAGGTGGCAAACCAAATTTAGAAAATTATAAAAATTCATACACACAACTAAACCAGCAATATATAACCGCTCAAAAAGAAGGAAAAGATGAAGCAACTTTACAAAAATACAGAACACAGCTTACAGATTTGAAAAATATAATCGATAAAGCAACACAAGATGCTCCAGCTCCAAAAACTGGTTATGGATTACCTGATCTTGATAGGTATAAAAAAGCATATGATGATTTAAACCAAGTATATATTAAAGCAATTGAATCAGGAAAAGATGAAGCAACTTTACAAAAATATAAATCACAATTATTAGAACTTCAAAATATAATTAATAAATTAGGGGAATCAATTGGAACAACTGGAGAAACACCCGACAGTATCGTTAATTTTAACTCAGAATTAGAAACAGGCACTGATGAAGGTATGTTAAGAGCAACTGTTATAGACCCAAATGAAGTGCAATTATTCTTAAATACTAATAAAGTAGCAAAAGAACAGCAAAAAATGTTTAATAACTTTTCAAAAGTAGCGCCCGGACACGGATTGGGAGATTATCAATACAATGGCTTAGCTCGTTTTAATAAACGAGAAGAAGATTTAAGATTTCAAAATAAAGTGATGCCATCGTATAATCCACAAATTGGATATATTGAAAAACCATATATTAATAAATCAGTTGATAACTTAGAATTAACACATCGACGTAATAAAAATCAGCCTATAATGATTGATACTATTCAAAACGAATTCGGTCATGTTCAATTTGAAGTCGATGGTAATAGAGGCAATAATTTAATGGGTAATCATTTTACAAGAACTATACCAAATTCAAATATTACAAGAGATAATGAAAATGAGTATAGCATATATGACCCAGAATTAGTATTATCAAGGTATAGAATGAAAGGAACAAAAATTTTAGAAAATAGAATGAATGGTTATGATTATGGATTACCAAATGAAAAACCATCGACACAATCTAATATTTTAATTAGTGATAGATTAACAGGATACGATTATACACCCTTAATGAGAAATGATATATTTAACCAACAAAAAGTTAAAATTGTTAAAAATAATATTGATACGTTTAACCAAAGAATTGTAAGTTCAAGACATTAAAATATATATAATATTATATAGAAATGGCATCTTATAAAGTAGAAAGCATACCGACTGATAAAAGTAAAGTTCCATTAAGAAAATGTATGATTGATGGAATTCTCCCAAAATTTCCATTTAGTATGATGATTTCAGGCAGAAGTGGATCTGGTAAAACGAACGTATTACTGAATATTTTAACAAAAGATAATATGTATAATAAATATTTTCATTATATTGTTGTATATTCACCGACAGCTGGGAAATATGATGATATGTACAAGATTTTAAAATTACCAGAAGAAAATTTTAAAAATGATTTTTCAGCAGAAGATTTGGCTAATTTAATAGAATCAAGAAAACAATTGATTGATAAAAAAGGTATAGAATGGGTTGTTAAAAATTCAAGAGTTTTAATAATTCTTGACGACGTTATAGCAAATCGTGATTTTCTCAATTCACCAGAAGCCTTAAAAATGTTCGCATTATTAAGACATTATCAAGTAGCAATAATAGTATTGATGCAGAGTTATAATAAATTACCAAGAGCTTTAAGAATTAATTCTAACGCTACAATTGTTTTTCCATCGACACAGTCCGAAGTAGAAGTTCTTTTAGATGAGATAACCCCGAGCGGTTTAACAAAAAAGCAATTTACAAAAGTAATTGAATACTGCACAGATGGAAGATATGATTTTTTATATATTAATAATCACGCTGAGCCTGACAAAAGAATTAGAAAAAACTTCGATGAAGTTATAGACATAAAAAAATATAAGGTATAATATATACAAAAAAATGAGTTATTCAGTGTCTAATTTATTGCGAAATATGGCAGTCAATTCAAAAATACCAGACACGAAATTAACAAATCCGGATATTCCTGATATGGATACTGTAATTCGAAATAGAAATTTTATAAGAGACCAAGCATATAATTGTTTAAAATTTCAATCAGGACCACGAAATGGTTCTGGCGGATTGTTACCACGAAATTCATTTAGACCAGATAATCCAAAATTAGACGCTTTTATGATGGATAGATCGATTGATCCTGATGTTATCAGACAGAGACAAAACCCTACAACTCTTGCAGCTCCTGTTTGGAATTTAGAAGGATTATTATACGGAGTTGACGAAACCATGGACGTAGAAAAAGATAGCACTGATTTAATCCAAAAAGCCAGAAATTCTTATTATAATTATACGAATCGGTTCAATGTTACAATTCCAGATTCTACAAATCCTTCTGATCTTAATATCCAAACTCCAGATTCTAATATTATCCAAATTAATCCAACAAAACCAAAAGGAAAAGTTCAGGACGGTTCAATTTAATTTTTAAAATTATTTTCTTTTCTAAATATATAATATAAAATAAAATGAATAAACTTCCATATGTCGAAACTCAACGCTCCACTCAGGTTTCTGATGTATCCCAACAAAACGGATCTGCCGATTTAATGGTGAACAATTTAGTATACCAGCAACCAGCGGCTTTGTCTCTCGCAGTAGCCAGAACTTATAAAAAAATGTTTTTCCAGCGAAACACTTATACTGGAGATCGGAGCTCTACGATGATTTGCGACTGGAATACTGGGACTTCTTTTGTTAATTTACAGAATTCTTATATTTCTTTTAAAGTTAAAGTTAATTCAGCAGCAGGAACTGCTACTGCCAACTGGGGGAGTGGTTCCGCTATGAATGTTTTGAACGAAGTTAGAATTACCAGTAGATCTGGGACGGAATTAGATCGTCTACAAAACGCTAATTTATGGAGTAAAAATGACAGTTTATACACTTTACCAGATGGCTATCTAAAAACAGTCGGTAGTTCTCAAGGATTTGGTGTTTACAGAGATGGTGCATTCGATGCGGCTATTCTTTTTAGCACAGAAAAACGATTTTGTCTTCCTCTTAGTGCTATTTCAACGTTTTTCCGTCCTACTAAAAAACAGCTATTACCTCCGCAGTTAGCAAGTGGTCTGCATTTTGAAATGGTTCTTGAAGATTTCAGAACTGCTTTATATCAAAAATTAGGAACTCTTACTGGGTATGATATTTCTGGTCTATATTTTATGCTTGACTGTGTGGATATGACCGATGATTGTCAGAAAATAATTAGCCTCGAATCGGCTCAGGATGGTCTCGAGTATACGTACGAGCGTATTTTTACGAGCGTTTCTCAAGTTCCAATCGGACAGCTTACTGTTTCTCAGCAAGTTCGCAAAGCTGTTTCCCAGGCCTGCTTTGCTACTACAGTAACGGTGTCTCAAGCCGATAAAATTGATGTAACTAAAGATAGTTTAAATGCTATTCCATTTAATTATAGCAGTTTCCAATACAGAATTGGAGCGTTGTATTTCCCGAACCAAGAAGTATCTGATGCCCAGGATGGAGTCGAAGCATACGTTATGACTCAACAGGTGTACGATAAATTAAAACATCCGTATTCTGAAGGCAGTGTTACGCTTGCTAATTTCAAAGCAGTACATGGTGTTCTGAGTGCATCCTTTGAAAAAGACACCAATTTATCGATCAGCGGCTTACCAATTAACAACAGTCGAACCCTTGAGTTAAATACTAGTTATGTGGCAGTAACCGAGGCTCTCGAAGTAATCACTTTCCTCCAATATTGCACAGTAGCAAGGACCTTCATTGATAATGTTGCCACGGCAGTTTAAAATGGCTACATTAACTATATAAACAGAACGAATATATAATATATAGATAATATGATGGGACTTATTGGAACTGTTTATAAAATTACTAATACAAAAAATGATGATATTTATGTAGGTAGCACTTGTAGAAAAATAGATATTCGTTTTAGAAAACATTGTAACCAACATTGTAATAAAAATAGAATAGAATATAATAATAAATTATATACCTCTATGCGACAAAATGGTATTAATAATTATTCAATTCACGAAATTGAAATGATAAATGTTGATACTCGTGAAGATAAAATAAAATTATTAAAATTAGAACAAGTATGGATAGATAACTTAAATTCTTGTTTAAATACTGTTTGTGCTTATACAAAATATCCAAGAGGAAGTAAAGAATTAAATCATATTTATTATAAAGCCTCAAAAGAAAACCAAACAGAAGAAAGTAAAGAAAAACAAAAAGAATATGTTAAAAAATGGCATATTGAAAATAAAGAACATATAATCGACTATAAAGCCGAATTGTATTTAAAACAAAAAATAAAAATTCAAGAAAAAAATAAAAATTCTCCTTTGGTATTATGTCCTTGTTCAACTAAACAATTTAAAGAAATGAATAGAGGAGTTCATAATAAAAGTATTATTCATAAAAAATATATGTCTACCCTCTCTACATAAAAAAATATAAACAAGTGTTAAATTGTTAAAACAAAAATATTATGTATTTAAACTTAATTAAAACAAAATAAAAAAGATTATAAAAATCTTATCTTATATTATAGTATAAGATAAGATGAACCATAATTTACTCAGAGTATCATCGGACTTCAAAACGGCAAACAGTGAAAGCAATAGCAATTTTTTCGTATCGTATAACAACGTTCAATTACTTCAAGGTATAACGCGATGTGTTATGAAAAGTGCAGATATTCCAAATGTATTTTATAATATTAGCGATAAAGGATATAATTTTTATAATACGGGAAATAACACGATGACATATATAGATCCTCTTAATGTAAGTGTTAGTTTTTCAATTAACCCAGGACAGTATACATTAGCCCAGCTAATAGCACAAATTAATCTTTTTTTATTTTCAGTATATACACCTTATGGGTCGGTATCATTATATTTAAATCCACTTACTCAAAAAATAGAAATCATAAATACTTCAGGACAATCTTTTGGAATTTCTCTCAGCACAATTTCTCCATATTTAGGTATGTTATCTGTTGTGCCTTGGACTACGTCAAGTCTCGTTTTATTTGATGGAATGCCAAATCTTTCAGGATTACAAGAAATTTATGTAACCAGTCAAAAAATAAGCGATTGCTCTAATATGGTTGTAGCAAGTAATACCATGTATCCTGTAATTCTTAATATCCAAATTGATAAACCATTCGGCCAATTTATCCATTACGCCTCTCAGCATCCCGAGATTGATGATATTGAATATCCTAGTATTTCTCAAGGAACTAATATTCAGATTATAGATATACAATTACGAGACCGATGGGGTAATATTGTAGATTTACAAGGATTACCATTTAATATTATTATTAAATGTTATCATAACTTAAACTAAATTATATATATATATTATATAAGACAATATGGATATTTTTGGAAATAAAGCAGGAAACCAATTTGACCAAAATTTAAATACAACTGATGATGTTGATTTTGCCCGTGTTGATGTGACTGATGCTATAACAGACAACCAACAACTTGCTACTAAATTATATGTAGATACACACGGCGGAGGCGGTGGTAATATGAATTACACAGGGACTACTCCAGCAACTAATTATATTTATAAAGCATCAGCATCAAACGGACAAGATGCCATTAAATCAAGTATTACTGATGATGGAACAAATTGCATAGTATCAGCTACAAATGGTATTACAGCAAATAAAATCATTAAATCTGGCGGAACCGCTATTCAATATTTAATGGGTGATGGATCTGTCCTAACTCAATCAGCAAACTCGGGCAATAGTAATTTTTATTTGTATCAATCTAAAAACGGAATAACAACCCCACCACCATTAGCCGGCGATGTAGGATATAATAACGCAGTTCAGAGTTTAGCAACTCTTGTATATATTTCACATTTAACCAGAGATAACATAGATATTGAAGTATTTTATAATCAAGTAAATGAGTTAAACGACCTATACATACAAGACCAAAATAACTCATTAAATTTTATTAAATATAATATCATAGGACCACTTATACCAACTCCTAATAGTTATGTGGAAATACCTGTTGTTATGAGTTCTTATGGTGGAACTGGTAATACAAGTTTTGGCTCTAATCATAATGTATTAGTAGCCTTCTTTAGTAATAATTTAGAGATTGACCAAAGATTAACTATATTAGAAACTAAAACTGAAAATCAAACGGCTATACCTAATACTACAACATTTACCGGTCCCTTAATCGTCAAAAATGGGGTTCCAGCATTACCAATAATAAATTGGATTTCTGTTGGAAATAGTGCGATAACTGCATCGATTGGGCTTCAGATAATAACCCTGAAAACAATAGTGGTATCGGCGGTTGGGTGTAAGGCAAATGTTTTACTCACACCTCCAGTCTATAGAAACTTCTATATTTATAATGGTGCGGGTTCAGCCGTTGGAGGACCGTATTTTATAAATAGGCTGAATTTAGATGAAACTGGAGCTTATGTGAAACTGTCAATACCTCCACTGACACTACCAGCAGGAACCTACCACTTTGCCATTTCATTAGATTTTGACGACTACTTCAATGGGGATGACGTGTCAACTTCATATACAAACACAGATCCAAGCGTTATATTATCATTTACGGGATGTATCGGCAGTATACCTGATGCATTTCCAGGCACCCTTGATAATAACAGGTCACATACAGTCTTTTGGTTTGAAACATTTGAATCCGTCAAGGTGGGGTCTGTAATTCTTGCTGGCAGTTCATATAGTATCGACACATTAGAAGCCCTTCCATTAAATCTCGGAACAACAAATGCAACTACAATTAATATTGGTAGAACTGGTTCAACTACAAAGCTTAACAGTCTTTTCGCACCATCGGGAGTCGGTAATATTGATATAATGCTTCGTGATAGTCCTTTTATTGGTCTTCAATTTATTAATGGTAATGCCAGTCTTACTGCTTTGTCAAATTCGTTATGGACTGCTGCTGGATTTACATCAAATAATTTTCCTACATATGCTTTAACAAATAATTTTACTCGTCAATTATGTTGCGGTAATTGGACTACAACAGGTCTCTCAGATGGTCAAGCTTGTGGTTATGTTTCAACCGTCACGACAGGGGCTCGAGTTAGCACTGGCTTCAACTTTGGATTAAGTGCTATTTTAGGTATTTCTGATAGTGCTTATAATGCTAATAATTGTCAAAACTTTTTCGGATTATGGAATGCATCAACGACTATACCATTAGCACAAGCGGCATTAAGTCAATTATCAGTCCTACGAAATATGATATGTTTTGGATCTGATACAAATGACCCTAATATTTGTATTTATACAGCAGGTGCTGCATCTACCGTTAAACAAGTTGATTTAGGGGCTTCATTTCCAGCTAATCGTCCTATTGGTGCTTTATCTACTGATTTTTTCAAATTTACGTTATATTGGGATACTTCAAAATTTTATTATAAAGCAGTAAATACTACTACACATGTTATAGTCAGTGGAACATTTACTGCTTTAGTTGCCGATATGCCTTCAACAGTTACTAATTTATATCCTCAATGTGTTAGAGTTATGGGTACACCTCAATCCAACGGTCAAGCAAAACTACAGGTTCAGCGTTTTGGACTTTATTATTAAATATATTACCAACTTTTACTTTTATTTATTTTTCTTAATAATATGCATGGTGGTGTTTGATATTTTATAATAAATCTGGTGTCTATTATTAAAACAGGTAGCGTTTTCTTGAATATTTTAATTTTATCCATATAATAATCTTTTATTATATTATAAAATGAGTGACATTATTAATATACTCCAAACTGTTTTAAAAGCAATGACGACCATGGAAAAAATAGTAAAATTAACAGGAGATGAAAAAAAAAGTTTTGTAATAACTATGTTAGAGAAACAGTTACCAAATTATGAAGAGTATAAAAATATTATACCTGTAATAATTGAATTAGTAATATTTCTAAGTAGGCAGAAAATTCCTATAAATATCAAAAACAAATTAGTTTGTTTTTCTTAAATTATTAAGTTAACTATTGTTAAATTATTAAGTTAACTATTGTTAAATTATTAAGTTAACTATTGTTAAATTATTAAGTTAATAAAATAAGATTGTTTTTGGTTAATTATATTATAATAATTAGTATATTATAATTAGTATATTATAATATGGAAACTATCACTATAGAACCAGTATGTCCTGTTTCATCATCACCTCGAAATTCTAAAAAAGAATGGAAAAGTTGTTGCTTCCGTATAAACCAACCAGCGACCAAATATTTTATTCAAGTAGGCATTTTATCAGGATTAATAATTTTCAGTGCTACGATGCTCGTTGTTGATAAACATTGTGAAAGTCAACGAAATTATGGGTCATTACTTATGATTTGTTTAGGAACATTAGTTCCAAGCCCTAAAATGAATTAACTATATAAAGAGAATGTATATATAATATATCAATAATGAACCAAGAAACGAAAGAAGAAGTAAAACACGAACAATGTCCAAGATGTCATACTTGGAGGACATTAGATTTATTTTTAAATGATAAAAATAGAAAAGTTAAAACTTGTTTAAAATGTAGAGATACTTCAAAAAAAGACCGTGAAAAAAATAAATGCGAACATAATAAACGAAAAACACTATGTAAAGAATGTGGTGGTGGTTCTATTTGTGAACACAATCGTGTTAAATCAAAATGTAAAGAATGTGGCGGTAGTCAAATATGCGAACATAATCGTGTTAAATCAATTTGTAAAGACTGCGGTGGTAACGAAATATGCGAACACAATCGCCAAAAATCATATTGTAAAGACTGCGGTGGTAGTCAAATATGCGAACACAATCGTGTTAAATCAAGATGTAAAGAATGTGGCGGTGGTTCAATTTGCGAACATAATCGTATTAAATCAACTTGTAAAGACTGCAGCGGTAGCCAGATTTGCGAACATAATCGTATTAAAAGACAATGTAAAGATTGTGACCCTATCGGTCATTTGTCTCATACAGTTAGTAGTTCCATTCGTTGCGCTTTAAAATCAAAGAAATCTAAAAAATCTATTGAATATCTGGGTTGTTCTATTGAGGAGTTTAAAGAACATATTGAAGTTCAATTTCAAGAAGGAATGACGTGGGAAAATCACGGAGAATGGCATATTGACCATATTATTCCATTAAAATATGAAAATCCAACATTAGAAGAAACTATTGAAAGACTTCATTGGAAAAATACACAGCCATTATGGGCTGCTGATAATATTGCTAAAGGAAATAGATTTGTTGGATAAAATAAATATTATAATAGTTCTTAACAATTGTTAAATAGTTAAGTTTAATAATTGTTAAATAGTTAAGTTTAATAAAAAAACAAAGATTTTATAATTTTTGTTTTTTTTATTTTATTTTCCTTGAAACCGTCTTAGACGTTTTTTTATAAAATGGGGATATAAAGAGTTTTTTATAAATATTTTGGGAATATTTGCAGAATATTTCCTTAAAAATAAAGAAAATTATAAAACAGGGAAAAAACCAGGAAAAATTCCCCGAAAAATAAGAAAAATAGGGAAAAAACCATGTTTTTTTCCTTAAAGTAGATAAATATATATTTATCTACTTTAAGGAAAAAAACATGGTTTTTTCCCTATTTTTCTTATTTTTCGGGGAATTTTTCCTGGTTTTTTCCCTGTTTTATAATTTTCTTTATTTTTAAGGAAATATTCTGCAAATATTCCCAAAATATTTATAAAAAACTCTTTATATCCCCATTTTATAAAAAAACGTCTAAGACGGTTTCAAGGAAAATAAAATAAAAAAAACAAAAATTATAAAATCTTTGTTTTTTTATTAAACTTAACTATTTAACAATTATTAAACTTAACTATTTAACAATTGTTAAGAACTATTATAATATTTATTTTATCCAACAAATCTATTTCCTTTAGCAATATTATCAGCAGCCCATAATGGCTGTGTATTTTTCCAATGAAGTCTTTCAATAGTTTCTTCTAATGTTGGATTTTCATATTTTAATGGAATAATATGGTCAATATGCCATTCTCCGTGATTTTCCCACGTCATTCCTTCTTGAAATTGAACTTCAATATGTTCTTTAAACTCCTCAATAGAACAACCCAGATATTCAATAGATTTTTTAGATTTCTTTGATTTTAAAGCGCAACGAATGGAACTACTAACTGTATGAGACAAATGACCGATAGGGTCACAATCTTTACATTGTCTTTTAATACGATTATGTTCGCAAATCTGGCTACCGCTGCAGTCTTTACAAGTTGATTTAATACGATTATGTTCGCAAATTGAACCACCGCCACATTCTTTACATCTTGATTTAACACGATTGTGTTCGCATATTTGACTACCACCGCAGTCTTTACAATATGATTTTTGGCGATTGTGTTCGCATATTTCGTTACCACCGCAGTCTTTACAAATTGATTTAACACGATTATGTTCGCATATTTGACTACCGCCACATTCTTTACATTTTGATTTAACACGATTGTGTTCACAAATAGAACCACCACCACATTCTTTACATAGTGTTTTTCGTTTATTATGTTCGCATTTATTTTTTTCACGGTCTTTTTTTGAAGTATCTCTACATTTTAAACAAGTTTTAACTTTTCTATTTTTATCATTTAAAAATAAATCTAATGTCCTCCAAGTATGACATCTTGGACATTGTTCGTGTTTTACTTCTTCTTTCGTTTCTTGGTTCATTATTGATATATTATATATACATTCTCTTTATATAGTTAATTCATTTTAGGGCTTGGAACTAATGTTCCTAAACAAATCATAAGTAATGACCCATAATTTCGTTGACTTTCACAATGTTTATCAACAACGAGCATCGTAGCACTGAAAATTATTAATCCTGATAAAATGCCTACTTGAATAAAATATTTGGTCGCTGGTTGGTTTATACGGAAGCAACAACTTTTCCATTCTTTTTTAGAATTTCGAGGTGATGATGAAACAGGACATACTGGTTCTATAGTGATAGTTTCCATATTATAATATACTAATTATAATATACTAATTATTATAATATAATTAACCAAAAACAATCTTATTTTATTAACTTAATAATTTAACAATAGTTAACTTAATAATTTAACAATAGTTAACTTAATAATTTAACAATAGTTAACTTAATAATTTAAGAAAAACAAACTAATTTGTTTTTGATATTTATAGGAATTTTCTGCCTACTTAGAAATATTACTAATTCAATTATTACAGGTATAATATTTTTATACTCTTCATAATTTGGTAACTGTTTCTCTAACATAGTTATTACAAAACTTTTTTTTTCATCTCCTGTTAATTTTACTATTTTTTCCATGGTCGTCATTGCTTTTAAAACAGTTTGGAGTATATTAATAATGTCACTCATTTTATAATATAATAAAAGATTATTATATGGATAAAATTAAAATATTCAAGAAAACGCTACCTGTTTTAATAATAGACACCAGATTTATTATAAAATATCAAACACCACCATGCATATTATTAAGAAAAATAAATAAAAGTAAAAGTTGGTAATATATTTAATAATAAAGTCCAAAACGCTGAACCTGTAGTTTTGCTTGACCGTTGGATTGAGGTGTACCCATAACTCTAACACATTGAGGATATAAATTAGTAACTGTTGAAGGCATATCGGCAACTAAAGCAGTAAATGTTCCACTGACTATAACATGTGTAGTAGTATTTACTGCTTTATAATAAAATTTTGAAGTATCCCAATATAACGTAAATTTGAAAAAATCAGTAGATAAAGCACCAATAGGACGATTAGCTGGAAATGAAGCCCCTAAATCAACTTGTTTAACGGTAGATGCAGCACCTGCTGTATAAATACAAATATTAGGGTCATTTGTATCAGATCCAAAACATATCATATTTCGTAGGACTGATAATTGACTTAATGCCGCTTGTGCTAATGGTATAGTCGTTGATGCATTCCATAATCCGAAAAAGTTTTGACAATTATTAGCATTATAAGCACTATCAGAAATACCTAAAATAGCACTTAATCCAAAGTTGAAGCCAGTGCTAACTCGAGCCCCTGTCGTGACGGTTGAAACATAACCACAAGCTTGACCATCTGAGAGACCTGTTGTAGTCCAATTACCGCAACATAATTGACGAGTAAAATTATTTGTTAAAGCATATGTAGGAAAATTATTTGATGTAAATCCAGCAGCAGTCCATAACGAATTTGACAAAGCAGTAAGACTGGCATTACCATTAATAAATTGAAGACCAATAAAAGGACTATCACGAAGCATTATATCAATATTACCGACTCCCGATGGTGCGAAAAGACTGTTAAGCTTTGTAGTTGAACCAGTTCTACCAATATTAATTGTAGTTGCATTTGTTGTTCCGAGATTTAATGGAAGGGCTTCTAATGTGTCGATACTATATGAACTGCCAGCAAGAATTACAGACCCCACCTTGACGGATTCAAATGTTTCAAACCAAAAGACTGTATGTGACCTGTTATTATCAAGGGTGCCTGGAAATGCATCAGGTATACTGCCGATACATCCCGTAAATGATAATATAACGCTTGGATCTGTGTTTGTATATGAAGTTGACACGTCATCCCCATTGAAGTAGTCGTCAAAATCTAATGAAATGGCAAAGTGGTAGGTTCCTGCTGGTAGTGTCAGTGGAGGTATTGACAGTTTCACATAAGCTCCAGTTTCATCTAAATTCAGCCTATTTATAAAATACGGTCCTCCAACGGCTGAACCCGCACCATTATAAATATAGAAGTTTCTATAGACTGGAGGTGTGAGTAAAACATTTGCCTTACACCCAACCGCCGATACCACTATTGTTTTCAGGGTTATTATCTGAAGCCCAATCGATGCAGTTATCGCACTATTTCCAACAGAAATCCAATTTATTATTGGTAATGCTGGAACCCCATTTTTGACGATTAAGGGACCGGTAAATGTTGTAGTATTAGGTATAGCCGTTTGATTTTCAGTTTTAGTTTCTAATATAGTTAATCTTTGGTCAATCTCTAAATTATTACTAAAGAAGGCTACTAATACATTATGATTAGAGCCAAAACTTGTATTACCAGTTCCACCATAAGAACTCATAACAACAGGTATTTCCACATAACTATTAGGAGTTGGTATAAGTGGTCCTATGATATTATATTTAATAAAATTTAATGAGTTATTTTGGTCTTGTATGTATAGGTCGTTTAACTCATTTACTTGATTATAAAATACTTCAATATCTATGTTATCTCTGGTTAAATGTGAAATATATACAAGAGTTGCTAAACTCTGAACTGCGTTATTATATCCTACATCGCCGGCTAATGGTGGTGGGGTTGTTATTCCGTTTTTAGATTGATACAAATAAAAATTACTATTGCCCGAGTTTGCTGATTGAGTTAGGACAGATCCATCACCCATTAAATATTGAATAGCGGTTCCGCCAGATTTAATGATTTTATTTGCTGTAATACCATTTGTAGCTGATACTATGCAATTTGTTCCATCATCAGTAATACTTGATTTAATGGCATCTTGTCCGTTTGATGCTGATGCTTTATAAATATAATTAGTTGCTGGAGTAGTCCCTGTGTAATTCATATTACCACCGCCTCCGCCGTGTGTATCTACATATAATTTAGTAGCAAGTTGTTGGTTGTCTGTTATAGCATCAGTCACATCAACACGGGCAAAATCAACATCATCAGTTGTATTTAAATTTTGGTCAAATTGGTTTCCTGCTTTATTTCCAAAAATATCCATATTGTCTTATATAATATATATATATAATTTAGTTTAAGTTATGATAACATTTAATAATAATATTAAATGGTAATCCTTGTAAATCTACAATATTACCCCATCGGTCTCGTAATTGTATATCTATAATCTGAATATTAGTTCCTTGAGAAATACTAGGATATTCAATATCATCAATCTCGGGATGCTGAGAGGCGTAATGGATAAATTGGCCGAATGGTTTATCAATTTGGATATTAAGAATTACAGGATACATGGTATTACTTGCTACAACCATATTAGAGCAATCGCTTATTTTTTGACTGGTTACATAAATTTCTTGTAATCCTGAAAGATTTGGCATTCCATCAAATAAAACGAGACTTGACGTAGTCCAAGGCACAACAGATAACATACCTAAATATGGAGAAATTGTGCTGAGAGAAATTCCAAAAGATTGTCCTGAAGTATTTATGATTTCTATTTTTTGAGTAAGTGGATTTAAATATAATGATACCGACCCATAAGGTGTATATACTGAAAATAAAAAAAGATTAATTTGTGCTATTAGCTGGGCTAATGTATACTGTCCTGGGTTAATTGAAAAACTAACACTTACATTAAGAGGATCTATATATGTCATCGTGTTATTTCCCGTATTATAAAAATTATATCCTTTATCGCTAATATTATAAAATACATTTGGAATATCTGCACTTTTCATAACACATCGCGTTATACCTTGAAGTAATTGAACGTTGTTATACGATACGAAAAAATTGCTATTGCTTTCACTGTTTGCCGTTTTGAAGTCCGATGATACTCTGAGTAAATTATGGTTCATCTTATCTTATACTATAATATAAGATAAGATTTTTATAATCTTTTTTATTTTGTTTTAATTAAGTTTAAATACATAATATTTTTGTTTTAACAATTTAACACTTGTTTATATTTTTTTATGTAGAGAGGGTAGACATATATTTTTTATGAATAATACTTTTATTATGAACTCCTCTATTCATTTCTTTAAATTGTTTAGTTGAACAAGGACATAATACCAAAGGAGAATTTTTATTTTTTTCTTGAATTTTTATTTTTTGTTTTAAATACAATTCGGCTTTATAGTCGATTATATGTTCTTTATTTTCAATATGCCATTTTTTAACATATTCTTTTTGTTTTTCTTTACTTTCTTCTGTTTGGTTTTCTTTTGAGGCTTTATAATAAATATGATTTAATTCTTTACTTCCTCTTGGATATTTTGTATAAGCACAAACAGTATTTAAACAAGAATTTAAGTTATCTATCCATACTTGTTCTAATTTTAATAATTTTATTTTATCTTCACGAGTATCAACATTTATCATTTCAATTTCGTGAATTGAATAATTATTAATACCATTTTGTCGCATAGAGGTATATAATTTATTATTATATTCTATTCTATTTTTATTACAATGTTGGTTACAATGTTTTCTAAAACGAATATCTATTTTTCTACAAGTGCTACCTACATAAATATCATCATTTTTTGTATTAGTAATTTTATAAACAGTTCCAATAAGTCCCATCATATTATCTATATATTATATATTCGTTCTGTTTATATAGTTAATGTAGCCATTTTAAACTGCCGTGGCAACATTATCAATGAAGGTCCTTGCTACTGTGCAATATTGGAGGAAAGTGATTACTTCGAGAGCCTCGGTTACTGCCACATAACTAGTATTTAACTCAAGGGTTCGACTGTTGTTAATTGGTAAGCCGCTGATCGATAAATTGGTGTCTTTTTCAAAGGATGCACTCAGAACACCATGTACTGCTTTGAAATTAGCAAGCGTAACACTGCCTTCAGAATACGGATGTTTTAATTTATCGTACACCTGTTGAGTCATAACGTATGCTTCGACTCCATCCTGGGCATCAGATACTTCTTGGTTCGGGAAATACAACGCTCCAATTCTGTATTGGAAACTGCTATAATTAAATGGAATAGCATTTAAACTATCTTTAGTTACATCAATTTTATCGGCTTGAGACACCGTTACTGTAGTAGCAAAGCAGGCCTGGGAAACAGCTTTGCGAACTTGCTGAGAAACAGTAAGCTGTCCGATTGGAACTTGAGAAACGCTCGTAAAAATACGCTCGTACGTATACTCGAGACCATCCTGAGCCGATTCGAGGCTAATTATTTTCTGACAATCATCGGTCATATCCACACAGTCAAGCATAAAATATAGACCAGAAATATCATACCCAGTAAGAGTTCCTAATTTTTGATATAAAGCAGTTCTGAAATCTTCAAGAACCATTTCAAAATGCAGACCACTTGCTAACTGCGGAGGTAATAGCTGTTTTTTAGTAGGACGGAAAAACGTTGAAATAGCACTAAGAGGAAGACAAAATCGTTTTTCTGTGCTAAAAAGAATAGCCGCATCGAATGCACCATCTCTGTAAACACCAAATCCTTGAGAACTACCGACTGTTTTTAGATAGCCATCTGGTAAAGTGTATAAACTGTCATTTTTACTCCATAAATTAGCGTTTTGTAGACGATCTAATTCCGTCCCAGATCTACTGGTAATTCTAACTTCGTTCAAAACATTCATAGCGGAACCACTCCCCCAGTTGGCAGTAGCAGTTCCTGCTGCTGAATTAACTTTAACTTTAAAAGAAATATAAGAATTCTGTAAATTAACAAAAGAAGTCCCAGTATTCCAGTCGCAAATCATCGTAGAGCTCCGATCTCCAGTATAAGTGTTTCGCTGGAAAAACATTTTTTTATAAGTTCTGGCTACTGCGAGAGACAAAGCCGCTGGTTGCTGGTATACTAAATTGTTCACCATTAAATCGGCAGATCCGTTTTGTTGGGATACATCAGAAACCTGAGTGGAGCGTTGAGTTTCGACATATGGAAGTTTATTCATTTTATTTTATATTATATATTTAGAAAAGAAAATAATTTTAAAAATTAAATTGAACCGTCCTGAACTTTTCCTTTTGGTTTTGTTGGATTAATTTGGATAATATTAGAATCTGGAGTTTGGATATTAAGATCAGAAGGATTTGTAGAATCTGGAATTGTAACATTGAACCGATTCGTATAATTATAATAAGAATTTCTGGCTTTTTGGATTAAATCAGTGCTATCTTTTTCTACGTCCATGGTTTCGTCAACTCCGTATAATAATCCTTCTAAATTCCAAACAGGAGCTGCAAGAGTTGTAGGGTTTTGTCTCTGTCTGATAACATCAGGATCAATCGATCTATCCATCATAAAAGCGTCTAATTTTGGATTATCTGGTCTAAATGAATTTCGTGGTAACAATCCGCCAGAACCATTTCGTGGTCCTGATTGAAATTTTAAACAATTATATGCTTGGTCTCTTATAAAATTTCTATTTCGAATTACAGTATCCATATCAGGAATATCCGGATTTGTTAATTTCGTGTCTGGTATTTTTGAATTGACTGCCATATTTCGCAATAAATTAGACACTGAATAACTCATTTTTTTGTATATATTATACCTTATATTTTTTTATGTCTATAACTTCATCGAAGTTTTTTCTAATTCTTTTGTCAGGCTCAGCGTGATTATTAATATATAAAAAATCATATCTTCCATCTGTGCAGTATTCAATTACTTTTGTAAATTGCTTTTTTGTTAAACCGCTCGGGGTTATCTCATCTAAAAGAACTTCTACTTCGGACTGTGTCGATGGAAAAACAATTGTAGCGTTAGAATTAATTCTTAAAGCTCTTGGTAATTTATTATAACTCTGCATCAATACTATTATTGCTACTTGATAATGTCTTAATAATGCGAACATTTTTAAGGCTTCTGGTGAATTGAGAAAATCACGATTTGCTATAACGTCGTCAAGAATTATTAAAACTCTTGAATTTTTAACAACCCATTCTATACCTTTTTTATCAATCAATTGTTTTCTTGATTCTATTAAATTAGCCAAATCTTCTGCTGAAAAATCATTTTTAAAATTTTCTTCTGGTAATTTTAAAATCTTGTACATATCATCATATTTCCCAGCTGTCGGTGAATATACAACAATATAATGAAAATATTTATTATACATATTATCTTTTGTTAAAATATTCAGTAATACGTTCGTTTTACCAGATCCACTTCTGCCTGAAATCATCATACTAAATGGAAATTTTGGGAGAATTCCATCAATCATACATTTTCTTAATGGAACTTTACTTTTATCAGTCGGTATGCTTTCTACTTTATAAGATGCCATTTCTATATAATATTATATATATTTTAATGTCTTGAACTTACAATTCTTTGGTTAAACGTATCAATATTATTTTTAACAATTTTAACTTTTTGTTGGTTAAATATATCATTTCTCATTAAGGGTGTATAATCGTATCCTGTTAATCTATCACTAATTAAAATATTAGATTGTGTCGATGGTTTTTCATTTGGTAATCCATAATCATAACCATTCATTCTATTTTCTAAAATTTTTGTTCCTTTCATTCTATACCTTGATAATACTAATTCTGGGTCATATATGCTATACTCATTTTCATTATCTCTTGTAATATTTGAATTTGGTATAGTTCTTGTAAAATGATTACCCATTAAATTATTGCCTCTATTACCATCGACTTCAAATTGAACATGACCGAATTCGTTTTGAATAGTATCAATCATTATAGGCTGATTTTTATTACGTCGATGTGTTAATTCTAAGTTATCAACTGATTTATTAATATATGGTTTTTCAATATATCCAATTTGTGGATTATACGATGGCATCACTTTATTTTGAAATCTTAAATCTTCTTCTCGTTTATTAAAACGAGCTAAGCCATTGTATTGATAATCTCCCAATCCGTGTCCGGGCGCTACTTTTGAAAAGTTATTAAACATTTTTTGCTGTTCTTTTGCTACTTTATTAGTATTTAAGAATAATTGCACTTCATTTGGGTCTATAACAGTTGCTCTTAACATACCTTCATCAGTGCCTGTTTCTAATTCTGAGTTAAAATTAACGATACTGTCGGGTGTTTCTCCAGTTGTTCCAATTGATTCCCCTAATTTATTAATTATATTTTGAAGTTCTAATAATTGTGATTTATATTTTTGTAAAGTTGCTTCATCTTTTCCTGATTCAATTGCTTTAATATATACTTGGTTTAAATCATCATATGCTTTTTTATACCTATCAAGATCAGGTAATCCATAACCAGTTTTTGGAGCTGGAGCATCTTGTGTTGCTTTATCGATTATATTTTTCAAATCTGTAAGCTGTGTTCTGTATTTTTGTAAAGTTGCTTCATCTTTTCCTTCTTTTTGAGCGGTTATATATTGCTGGTTTAGTTGTGTGTATGAATTTTTATAATTTTCTAAATTTGGTTTGCCACCTGTCATATCTGGTGTTTTTATGTCGGATATAGGAACTGGTGAGTTTTGTGTGATTTTATCAATTATAGTTTTTAGTTCAAGCAGTTGATTTCTATATTTTTGTAAAGTTGCTTCATCTTTTCCATCTTCTTGGGCTTTTAAATAAGCTTGAGCTACTTGTAAATATGCGAGTTTATATCTATCAAGATCGGGCATTGTTTCTTCTATATTATCACTATTTTTATAATCTTCAATTATATTATGTTCTTCCATTTTTAATATGCGTTTAATAACTTTATAAATGGTTGTAATAGTCGTGCCAATCCCTAATAAAGCCAATATTAAAGTTTTTAATTTTATGGTTCTATTTTGTCCTCTATAAAATATATCAAAAACAACATCTTGGTCTGGCTCATCTGGGTCATCTGGATCATCTCCATAATCTCCATAATCTGGGTCATCATCTGGATCTTCTGGATCGTCATTTTGAGATGGTTCATCTGGATCGTCAAAATGCATTATAAAATCATAATCTATTGTTCGTTTCTTCTTTCCTATTTTTATTTTATTCATAAAATTGGTAATAATTGGTGGTATGTTAATTCTATCAAGATTTCTAACTTTTATTCTAATTTTTCCACCAATATTAACAAAATCATTTTTTTTATCTTCTTGTAATACTTCTTGAAATTCTTCAACTGTTAAGCTTGGTAATTTTATTTCTAAATCTTGAATTGGCGTTTCCGTTATTATCTGTTGTGTTAAATCTACAACTCCTATTAATTTAGCAATATATGATTTTGGAAGTTGTTTTTTTATTTCTTTTGAAATTTCATACATTAATTCAAACAGTAGAACAGGGTTTAATTTAAAACCTGCACTCTCTTTGTCAATAGCATCATTAACATCTTCAATAGTTTTTTTTATTAATTGATCTATGGTGCCCTGCCAATCTGCATTTTCATAAATATATGTTAATTCTTGGAGTGCTTTACTTTCAATAATTTTTAAAGCTAATTCTTGAGCTGTTGTTGGAGACATACCTATTTTTAACATTGGTTGAATCAATATAGGTAATAATGAGTTGTAGCTATCCCTTATTGAAGGAGCCATAGGGACATCTTCGATAACTAAATCGATTGGTATCGGTTGAAACAAATTATAAAACCATTCTGGATAATTTAACTTTTTAATAGAATCTTTAATAGCTTTTAACAAAGCTTTATAAAATTTTGATAAATTAACCATATCTGTCGTATTCATAATTTCATCAATAACATTATCAGTTGTAAAATCGTCTACTGTATTTGAATAATAGAAAGTAATTATATTTAAAATTGTTTGTTGAAGTTCTTCATTAAAAGCTAAAACTCTATCAATAATGGCTGTTTTTATTTTTGAATTACTTGTTTTTTGTTTTACTAATGCTTTTTTTGTTGGGTTTGGTTGATTCATCGTGCTAAATGCTGGTTGATTTATTACACTTTGTAAATCATCAATTAATAATGGAATCAATCCTCTTTGATCGGCTATCAATCGTTGAAGAATTCTTTTTAAAACTGTAATATTAACGCCTTTTTTATTTTTGTTTTTTTTTGTTGATAATTGAAGAACTTGTTTATATTCGAGTGGGTTTATTGTAGTTTGAAGAAAGGTTGGAGGTTTTCGTATTAATGGTGTTGGTGTCATGGTCATTGATACTGAACTTGATGAACTTGATGAACTTGATGAATTTGGATTTTTATAGTCTGAATAATCTTCTGGTGTAATTTGTCGTGTTGGGACAGATGTTCCAGTTTGGACAGTTGGGACTGGGGTTGTTCGTATTTTAATATTTTCTAAATCTTCTATATTATTAAATAATTCTATTGCAGCATTTAGATCAGCAGTTGTAGAATTTGGATTTTTTAAAATTTCATCAATTCTCGATTTTGAAAAAAAATACTCGGCGCTTTGTGGTTCTGTTGTTATTGGTGTTGGTGTTGGTGTTGTATCTGGTAATTTTTGTATTTCGTCATTTATATATTGTTCCATCCGTGATATTTGATTTCTGATTTCTTGTAATTCTTGATCACTTGGTAATATTGGTGGTGGATTCAATAATGGTATTGGAAGTGGAAATTCAGGTAACATTCCACCTCCAACTCCTCCAGCTACTGTAAAATAATATTTTTTAAATCCTAATTTTTCCATATCCGCATTTGTTTTTGAAGGACTTGTTGAAAATTGAATTTTATCATATAATCTATTGTTTTGTTCTCTCAATTGAGTATAATATGTCAATAATCTATTATTTTTGGTATCACCTGTAATTATAGACCAGGGGTTTTTTATTGCTTCTACAATGCTTCCTATTTCATCGGTTCTCTCCATTGGAGCTTCTGGCGGTGGTTTCAGTTGTGATTGCCGTTCTTGTTGCTGTCTCGACATTCCCGAACCGAAACTCATTTTTGTTATTATAATATAGCGTTTCAAAAAAATCTTTTAAAATAACTTTATTATTTGTTGTGAATATATATGTATTATGGTCTTTTTTTTTAACAGTATAGCCTTCATCTAATTTCTGCATAATAAATAGCATTTTCTTCATTTTAATAAGAATTATTATTATACTCTATTATGGACGCATATTGTTGAGTAACTAAATGATGTTATTAAATCATTTTTATCGTGACCTAATACCTCAGATAACCAAACATTTAAGTTTTGATTGTTTCCATATAACAGATATGATAAGTTTCCGTATAATTTTCTACATAATGATGGGTTATAATTCTTATTAAACAATTCATACATTTTTTCTTTAATTGTCTTTGAATATTTTTTTTTTAATTGCCCTTTATCGTTTCCTTCGGTTATTAAAACATTACTTAAACTATTTCTTAATTCTTTAACATTATATATAAATTCTTCGGGGGTATATCCAATAACAGGTCTTATGCATATAATATCTTTTTTATCCTCTCGCTTTTTACCGATGTTTTTAACAATAATATTATTACTTTGAATATCAAATTCATTTTTATATAAGATTTCACTTAATCTCCCACCATAACTTAACATTAAACCAATTGTTACAATAGCCCAGTGTTCGTCATATTTACATTTTTCAATAATTGTTAAAATATCTTGAGTATAAAATATTTCGGGTGCTTTGTTCTTATCTTTTATTTGTTGTCTATAATCTTCATTTAATTGTACTCGTTGCTGTTTAGTGATTTTCATTAAATCTAAAGATTGTTTATATTCTGTTGAAGTTTTACCATATTTTACAAGAATTGGCTTTCTAATTTTTGTATAAAATATATCACGACTGGTTATACTATCATAAAATCTCACACCTAAATATTGTAATATTGGTAAAATTATTGGCATTTCATTTTTAGGTACATTTAATATATTGTTAATTACAATATGTAATACTATTGAAGGTATTGTCGCTTTACTGTCTGGAATATAATCAAAGGCTATAACATCTTTTTTAACAATTGTTAACAAATTGTTAATTGTTATTAAATAATTTGTTAAAGTGGATTTATTTACGTTTTTTTTTCTACCTCTTCATTTAAATGTGGTTGATAAGAACTTTGAATTGGTTTTATTCCTGATTCTTCTAATATTGCAAGGATTACAGAATATGGGACGTGTGTATCTAATTTTATTGATATTGTTGGGTGACTAATCAAGTGACATTTATGGGTGTGTTCTAACTGGAAACATTTATGGCAAATCTTCATGATATATTATATATAATTCTTTTTATAATTATATATAAAACGCAAAAAGTTAGGGTTTTGTCCAATCTTGGACAAAACCTAAAGCGTAAGATTACGCTTCAGGTTTGTTATTTATGGATAGTTTTTATTATTTTTAGGCTTGTTTGTTATTTATGGGTACTGTTGTTATTTTAGGGGTATTGTTTATTATTTTATATCATTAATGGGCGTGAGGATCGAAAGGCAGAATTAAGGAGGAGTGCTTTACCTCTCGAGCCTCAACCCCTTTTTACCCCATAAACTACATATTACAACTTACAACTACCCTTAATTCTGGAACATTCCGATAATGTCAAGATTTAATGGTGGAATGATGGTATATTTCGAAATATTAGTCTCCTTACCATTCACCCGTTTCCTTTCTCGTTTTCCCATCTTCAACTCTGATCCACTCCACTTTCCCAATACCGTATTAATAACACCCGTAACCTCTCGTATCTTTGTAGGTTTCTTTTTACTGTCCTCTTTCCGGTCTCTCAATCCAAATGCCAAAAACCAATCACTCCTCTTACTCATAATACTATCATATTTGCTTAATATGAAGTCTTGTGGGAAGGATACAACAGCGGTAGATTTGGTAATATTAAGTATTTGTAACAGTTCTTGAATACACCGCAATTTTTGGGTCTTCTTCTGTGATATTTCCTTGAAGACGCTTTCGTCTCTTTCTTTATTGGCAAGTTTGACTAAATCATACCTTTTTTCAATTAAACAGTTAAAATACTTGTTCTTATTATACTTCACAGGGTCAAAGAAGTAGTCATATAAGTCGCCTCTATCGGCACTATCATTAATTTGTTTATCAAACATAATCTTTTGATATTGTATTTTTTCCAGTTCTGTAAAACTACCTCTATCATTGACTACTTTTTGCTCCAGATACGCAACATTAACAATGGTATAATGAATATCATTATATTTCATAAACTTAATAGGTAATAACTCAGCTGGCGTTTCTTCAATAACTGGTATATCAAAACTTTTATAATTACATTGTGATAGGTAGTAGTTGAATAATTCACGGTGGTGTAGAATAGAAATATTACGTTCATAAGTATTATGTAGATGAACGTTTAATAACCATTTCGGCATTTCTTTCCATCTTACCAATTTAGCATCGCTTTCTTCACCCATTAATATATTTTCAAGTTCAATCTCTTTTCTACTCTTTGTTTCAACAATTGCTTTTACTTTGTCAAAACTATCAACAATGTCAGCCTCTATTCCAAATGGGTTATCAAATAGTTGATAATACATAATATCGTCCCTAATATGGCGGCACCTCATAGACGACTGGAAGTTGTCCCTCACAATACTACTTTTACATGAAGAATACATATACAATTCATCAAAGTGTAAAACATCAAAATTAACGCCTACCGTAATACTACTTGTATATAAAAGGAAATCTAACTCAATCCATTTTTCTTTCACATTCAATAAGTCATCTCCGTCTCGCTTATTATTGGCATTATAAAACTTATATTTAATATCAGGCAGTTCTTTAATAATTAATTGTAAATATTCTTCGCCTCTTGCTTTACTGGCTGTTACAAATACACACTTCTTGCCGTTTCTTAATGATGCTAATAGTTGGTTTTGGAGCAGGTCTATCGTATTGTCAAATTCCTTGTATCGTCTCAATTCTACACATCTCCTTATTTCTGGAATATATTCATTTTTCATAAATAAAACATTTTTGTAAGGGCTATGTCCAATAAAACAACTCTCGATAGTTTGTGGCGACTTAACATATTCAAAGTATTCAATGAATTTAATTACTTTTGGATTGATGAAAGCATCACATACAATTTTGTATTCGGCATTTCTCCAGATACTCTCAAATGATGTAGCCACTATTTGTATCTTTTTTTTCATTGTTTCAACTGAAGAAAACTGAGTTAAGCAACTTGTTATTTCATCGGCTATTACCATATCATAATTACCCTTCAAATAATGTAGGCTTTCCATTTGACACACCATAAACTGATATTTGGAAATATCAGTCTTTTTTTCAACATCTAAATAACAGGTGAATTCAACCCCTGACTTTCTGGTAATCTCAGCAGTGATACTTTTGGCAAAACACCGTCTTGGAGCAAATACAATAATACGTATCTCTTCATTATTAGCAACTACTTTTTTTATTGTTTCGCATATTTGCGTTGTTTTCCCAGTCCCCATAGGAGACTGAACGATAATGGTTTTGTATGTATCAAGGTCATACGGGCGTTGCCATCTTTCGTTGTATGTCTCAAGATTAAACTGAATATCGGTAGTTACAAGTTGGTTTAAATATACATCTTTTTTTTCGTGTAGTTTTATATTACACCTCTTAGCAAGAAGCATTAATGTTCCTTGATTATATCCTTTCTGTCTAACCTGAATTCTATCCCATACTTTAACACATTCGTTTTCATCATACTTTGAGGATTTTGAAGCCCATTTTAAGAAAATCTTAAGTCCATTTTTATGGTTACAGTTCTTGATAGCACAGGCTATACCGAACCATACATTATAATCTTGGTCGGTATTATCAATCGAAGCAACAATATAATCTAATTCAAAACTTTCTTCTCCGTCTGGAACACATTCTCTTTCCACAAAGTCAGTATGAATATTTCCAGATGCTACATAATCCTTACTTCCACTTTTAGGCACGGTGATTTTTTGCGATGTTTGATATTCTGGGAGTTTTGAAATATCAAAAAACTGGATAAGGTCATCGTCATCATAGTTTCCACAAAAGTGATTACAAACAGCGGTATAGGTATCTACTATTTTTTGAACTCTGGTTGAGCCGTGTTTAGATTGATTGGGGAACTTCATATTTTGATTTTTACCATAAACTTGAAAATCAACAACTCTTTTTTCAACGTCTTTTAAAATATAGAAGAAATGAGCTGGTCTTTCTGTATCAATGCGGTATTTAAAATAATTCATAAAAGTCTTCAATTCTTTCATATTTTTAAAACTTTCTTGACACTTAATTACAATATGATATGATGCTTTTGTAACATCTACATTTTCAATCTTTCCGTTTCCAATACTTCCTGATAAATAAACGTCATCATTATCAAAAGTATTATTGAATTCTGCGAGAACCAGACGAGAAAAACTGACGATAGAGTTCAAAGTATCTTCAACTGGTAACTGATTTTCTGGAAATTCTATATCAAAGAACAAATGGATTGGTTGTTCTTCGGTTATCATCTCATATAGATGAATGTTTCCATATTGCTTGATGACTTTCACAACGTCAGTAGAGGAAGCATACGATGCGTATAGACGATTATTTTCTATTTCCCTACTAACCATTATTTTTTTGTTGTTCTTCTTGGCATTTACCATAGCAACTTCACTTGGTTTGTCAGTCGTCGAAGAATTTTTATAATACCATTCAGTATCGTATTTATTTACAGTCTTAATAAACATATTATTATTACCTGACATTTTAAATTCTATATAATATACGAATATTATTATATACGATTTGTTTGTTCCCTTTATACCATTTTTTAATTATAAACAATAATTAAAAAATTCCATTTTTCAATTCAATAGCATAATTCAACACCAGTTTTATGTTTAATGTATTTTTTCATATTATAAATTTGTCTTTCTTCTTGATGATTATAATAATATTCAAGACTTTTAATTGCGTGATTAGGGTTCGCCATAGACTGCTTGGAACAGCATTTTTTACAATAAGCACGTAGCATCTTTTTCCCCTTGTAAAAGTATTCTAAAGTATTTGGAAAAGTAACCAAACATTTATTACAATTTTTTGTTTCAGCAGTCATTGTATATATTATACACATACATTAATTCCTTTTAAGCCGCGTTCGTTTAAACAATTTTATAATATTTGTTATATTATAAAAATGTCATCTATCTTAGAATTCATCAACGCAAATAAAAAAAGTAACCCTGTTAATATTCCAGAAAAAAACACGTTTACTTTCGGTAAATATAAGGG